AAAACAACATCTGCGCCAGCGCCGATTTCTCCTGTCACCGCACGCTCCGCTGGAGTGTCGGCTTATGACACTACTGATCCGAGGTCTACCAAGACCATGACGGATTCGCAGTGGATTGAGGCCGAACGCAAACGACAGATAAAGAAGTGGGAAGCGCAGAACCGCTAAAACTTTGACTTTTTAAAAGGAATTTATCATGTCTAACAGTATTTTGACCATTGACATGATCACCCGTAAGGCTCTCGAAATTCTTGAGAACAACCTGGTGATCACCCGTAACGTGAACCGTCAGTATGACGACAGCTTCGCTGTTGAAGGTGCTAAGATTGGTTCTACCCTCCGTATCCGTTTACCTGACCGCGCTTTGGTAACTGACGGCGCCGCCTTGCAAGTTCAAGACGACAACGAGCAGTTCACCACTTTGACCGTTGCCAGCCAAAAGCACATCGGTGTCAACTTCACATCTGCTGAATTGACCATGCAATTGGATGACTTTGCTGAGCGTGTGTTGAAGCCTCGTATCAGCCAGTTGGCATCTTCTATTGATGCTGACGTTGCCAATGCTTATTTGAACATTGGTAACACCGTTGGTACACCTGGCACCACTCCTTCTACTTCTTTGGTCTTGTTGCAAGCCCAGCAGAAACTGAACGAGAACGCAGCCGTGATGTCCCCACGTTACGCTACCGTGAACCCTGCTGCTAACGCTGGCTTGGTTGAAGGCATGAAAGGTCTGTTCAATCCTACAGACACTATCAGCAAGCAATTCAAGAACGGCATGATGGGCACTGGTGTGTTGGGCTTTGACGAGATCAACATGTCTCAGTCTATCAAGCAGTTCACAACTGGCTCACGTACTGCTACCGGCGGCACTTTGTCTGCTTCTGTGGCTACACAAGGCGCTACAACCATTGCTATCACTGGCGCTGGTAACGCAGGTACTGTGAAAATTGGCGACGTGTTCACCGTGGCTGGCTGCTATGCTGTCAACCCACAGACGCGTGAGTCTACCGGCTCCTTGTTCCAGTTCGTTGCTGCCGCAAACGTGACTTTGGACGGCTCCGGCGCTGGTAACATTACTGTTGCTCCTATCTACACTTCTGCTAACGCTTTGGCCACCGTGGACAGCTTCCCTGCTTCCGGCGCTGCTGTCGTGTTCGTTGGTGCAGCTTCTAGCCAGTACGCACAGAACTTGGTTTACCACAAAGATGCGATCACTTTTGCGACCGCTGACTTGTTGTTGCCCCAAGGTGTTGACATGGCCGCCCGTGCTGTTCACAACGGTATCAGCTTGCGTGTCGTGCGCCAGTATGATATTAACAATGACCGTATGCCTTGCCGTATTGACGTTTTGTATGGCTACAATACAATTCGCCCACAAATGGCTTGCCGTATCTGGGGTTAATTTAATGGGGCTTCGGCCCCGTTTTTCGTAACATCTTTTTAAGGAAATTATCATGGCATTACCTAATGGCGCAGGCGGTTACCAACTTGGTGACGGCAACCTGAACGAAGTTCAAATTCGCACCCAAGCTACTCCAGCAACTGCAACTGTCACGGCAACGCTGACAACTGCTCAGTTGTTGAACGGTATCATTTTGGGCACTCCCACCACTACTGCAGCGGCATACACTTTGCCTTTGGCGGCTGATCTGGACGCAGCCGTGTCTAGCGCCAAAGTCAATAGCTGTTTTGACTTTACAGTGGTTAACACCAATGGTTCTGGTTCTGGCGTGATCACAATCACTACCAACACTGGCTGGTCTATTGGTTCATCTGGCTCACAAGGCTTGATGACTGTTACCACCGCTGGCACTGCCCAAACTTACCGTGCAGTAAAAACTGGTGACGGTACTTGGTCTTTGTATCGCGTTGGTTAATCTAAATGGGGGCTTCGGCTCCCGTTTTTAAAGGAACTATCATGTCAAATACCCAAGCAGTAGGTGTTGCGTATAGCGACCCCGAATTTACTACCTGTTACGCAAGCCAAGAAATTGGTTACAGCGCAGCAGCTCAAGGTGCGGTAACACAGTTGACCAGCAAGTCCACAGGCGTGACGCTGAATACCAGCGCTGGCCGCATCACAATGAACAACGCGGCTTTGGCAGGAGCCACCGCCGTATCGTTCATTTTGACCAACAGCTCGATTTCCATCAATGACACAATCATTGTTTGTATTTCTAGTAACACTACTGGTACCACTGCTGGGGCTTACACCACTTACGTTTCGTATTTGGCTGCGGGCTCTGCCTTGATCACGTTGCGAAACTTGACTGCATCAACTTCATACTCTGAAGCTGTCATTATTAACTTCGCTATTATCCACGGCGCAGTCTAACCAAATGGGGGCTAATCACCCCCATTCTTAAATTATGAACGTCACACTCGTACACCCCATCCACGGCGCCAAAGTTGCAACAATGGAACTTGAGGCAGAAATGGATGAACAAAACGGCTGGACTCGTTATAATCCAGACACGACTTCTGAGCCTGAAGAAGCGGCTCCTGTGAACGTGCTGGAAGTTAAACGCCGTAGAAAAACCATTGACGAGGTTTAAACATGACAACGTACACCGCTGGCCAACAAATCGAACGCGCTCTTAGGCTTCTCGGTGTGCTTGCTGAAGGTGAGACGCCCTCTGCGGCTACGTCTCAAGACGCCTTGATGGCGCTTAACCAGATGATTGACTCGTGGAATACAGAGCGTTTGGCTGTTTTTTCCACGCAAGATCAAATCTTCACATGGCCTGCCAGTGCAATTAGCCGCACTCTTGGCCCGACTGGTGATTTTGTCGGCCTTCGCCCCATTTTGCTTGACGATGCTACATATTTCAAAGCGCCCAATGGCGTGTCGTATGGCATCAAGATGATTAACCAACAGCAGTACAACGGTATTGCTGTTAAGACCGTGACTTCTACTTACCCACAAGTTATGTGGGTAAACATGACGTTTCCCGATATTGAGATATATCTCTATCCAAGGCCAACGCAAAACTTAGAGTTTCACTTTGTATCGGTTGAAGAACTAAATCGCCCCGCCGATTTGTCTACGGTGTTGTACTATCCACCAGGCTATCTGCGTGCGTTTACATACAATTTGGCTATGGAGTTTGCCCCTGAGTTTGGTGTTGAACCAAGCCCACAAGTGCAGCGCATTGCGATGACTTCTAAGCGTGACTTGAAGCGCATCAATAACCCAGATGACGTAATGGCATTGCCTTACGCATTAGTGGCCAACCGTCAACGATTTAACATTTACGCAGGAAACTACTAACATGGCCACCATTGCAATCACCTCTCTCCCCGCTGCTACTGCCGCTGCCGTTACTGATGTTTTGCCAATTGTGCAATCAGGCACAACTAAACAAGTCACCAACGCACTGCTGTTTACTAATGCAACACTAGTCGCGCCTGCGCTGGGTACTGTTGCTAGCGGCAACATTAGTGCTTGTACGAGTACCAGCATGGTGCTTACAACGCCTAATATCGGCGCTGCTACAGGTACAAGTCTTACAGCCTCTGGTGTAATTGCATCAACCGGCACGGCTGGTGTAGGCTATGCCACAGGCGCAGGCGGCACAGTTACACAGTTAACTAGCCGAGTTACCCTTGTGACACTTAACAAGCGTTGCGGTGCTATTACTATGTTTTCTGCTGCTGGTTCTGCAACTCCTGCAACCTTTCAGGTCAATAACAGCACAGTAGGCGCAAACGATGTAATTATTTTAAATCAAGCATCAGGTTCTAATTTATATAGTTTTATAGTTACTACTGTGGCAGCCGGTTCTTTTAATATTTCTTTCTTTAGTTCTCTTGGAGTAGGGGTAGATGCTCCTGTAATTAACTTTGCGGTTATTAAAGCAGTTGCAGCTTAATGAAAACGCCGATTCTTGGTTCAACCTATGTAGCGCGTAGCGTCAATGCTGCGGATGCACGCATGGTGAACTTGTTTCCCGAGATCGTGCCCGAGGCTGGCAAAGAACCAGCTTTTTTGAACCGTGCCCCTGGCCTTAAATTGCTCAATACCATTGGCAACGGCCCGATTCGCGGTCTTTGGGCTTTCTCCTCAAATGACGGCGTTGGCTTTGTTGTCTCTGGCACGCAACTTTACAAGATCAACAATGCTTACGTTGCCACGTTAATTGGCACGGTAGCTGGTACTGGCCCTGTCAGTTTGGCTGACAATGGCACCCAACTGTTTATTGCGGCCAACGGCCCAAGTTACATCTATAACAACACCACAAACGCCTTTGGCCAGATCACCGATCCTGACTTTCCAGGCGCAGTGACTGTTTGCTATTTAGATGGCTACTTTGTGTTTAATCAGCCCAACAGCCAGTTGCTGTGGGTGACTCAGCTGCTAGACGGCACATCCATTGATCCACTCGATTTTGCCAGCACTGAAGGTTCTCCAGACGGCCTGATTGCCGTGGCGTCCAACTTCCGCGAGGTGTGGGCGTTTGGTACTAACTCAATTGAGGTCTGGTACGACTCTGGCGCAACAGACTTCCCTTTACAACGCATCCAAGGCGCGTTTAATGAACTTGGCTGTGCTGCCCCCTACTCTATTGCCAAAATGGACAACGGCTTGTTTTGGCTTGGCCGTGATCGCCGTGGCCAAGGTATTGTCTACCGTGCAAATGGCTATTCAGGCATACGAATCTCAACCCATGCTGTTGAATGGCAGATCCAACAGTACGCTGACATGTCGGACGCTATTGCCTACACATACCAACAAGACGGTCACAGCTTTTATGTATTAATTTTCCCTAGCGCTAACACCACTTGGGTTTATGACGCGGCCACACAAGCCTGGCATGAGCGTGCTGGTTTTGTTGACGGCTACTTTACCCGTCACCGCAGTAATTGCCAAATGGCGTTTAACAACAAAATTGTTGTTGGCGACTTTGAAAATGGCAACATTTATGCGTTTGATTTAGATGACTATTCGGACAATGGCAGCATCCAAAAATGGTTACGCTCATGGCGTGCATTGCCTACTGGCACTAACACCCTCAAACGCACAACTCAGCACATGTTGCAACTTGACTGCGAGTCTGGCATTGGTTTAAATGCTTTTCCTGGTTATGAGAGTGAAAACATAAATACTGAATCGGGATTAAATCTTGTGGCCGAATATGTGCAAACGTATTTAGCTACTCAATCAGGCGTTATTTTAACTACTGAAGCGGGAGACGGTTTTGAACCTTTGGGCCAATTTGAGCTATCAGATACTGATATTACGGGCTATGAAATTGTCACCAATTCTTACCTTGCTACACCAGGATATAACCCTCAAGTCATGCTTCGCTTTTCAGACGATGGTGGCCACACATGGTCAAACGAGCATTGGACATCTATGGGCAAGATTGGCGAGTATTACAAGCGTGTAATCTGGCGGCGTCTTGGCATGACCACTAAGTTGCGTGACCGAGTTTATGAAATATCTGGCACTGATCCTGTGAAGATTGCAATCATGGGCGCAGAACTTATTCTGAGTCCAACAAATGCCTAGCCCTAACGCGACGCCGACGCCAATCACGCCGCCACGGGTGCCGCTGATCGACCCGCGCACGGGTCTAATTGATCGTGCTTGGTATTTGTTCTTTTTGTCGCTTAATCAAATTGCCACGGGCGCTGTTGACAATGTTAACCTTGGCACTGATTCAATATCTTTGATTGCGGCGTACGATCAGGCATTGCAAACGCTGACGCAAGAAGTTGAAACTCTGCCACCCGTAGTTACCCTAATAGCGCCTGACGTGCTGGGCGACTGCTGTTCAGCCTTGGTGTCTCAAATGGCTGAGATGCAAAAGCAAGTTGAGGCTTTGCAAGTCCAACCGATTGTTGACATCGCCGCTATTACTGCGGCGATTAACGCCGCATCATCAGCGCCAGTCACCAAAACTGCTGACTTTACAGTAGCTGACAATGAGACTTGGCTAATCAACAACAAGTCTGGCTCGACTTGTACTGTGACTTTACCAGCGGCAAGTGCTTGGTCAGGCCGTCAGCTTACGTTTAAAAACATTCAAGCGCAGGCCTTGGTGTCAGCTTCAAGTAATGTTGTACCAATTGACAGCGCAACTGCTGGCACTGCAATTCTCTTGGCAGTTGCAGGAAATTGGGCGACAATGGTGTCTGACGGCACAAACTGGATCATTATGCAACAGGCCGCTAATAACTGCCTCTTATTGGAGTAAACCATGACAGTCACCGTAAAAGTATTAGTACCGGCAAAGTATGCCGAGAATGCCCAAACAACCCAGTACACAGCGACTGGCGTTACGGCCATTATCGACAAGTTTACCGCAACCAACATTAGCGGCTCTGCTGCCACAATCAGCGTAAACTTGGTTACAGTTACTGGTTCTGCCGGTAATACCAACTTGATCACCAAGACCAAGACTTTGCAGGCGTCTGAGGTTTACACTTTTCCTGAATTAGTTGGACAAGTGCTTGGCTCTGGCGACTTTATCAGTACAATTGCAGGCACAGCCAGCGCAATCAATATTCGCGTTTCTGGACGCGAGGTGACCTAATGAAAATTGTTTACGGTAAAGGGTTTGAGATTGACAAGCCCACTTCAATGCTAGACAAGGTGCAAGCCTTGCAGATCGAAGTGTCTAAGTTGCCTCAATACGAACCCGTGACAAAACATTATTTTCACGGCGGTATGTATTGCCGTGAAGTGTTTCGTCATGCCGGAGTTTTAGTAGTGGGCGCAGTCCACAAGAAAGAACATTTTTATCTAATCGTGTCTGGTACGGTGGCGATCACCACAGACGATGGAGTGCAAGAGGTTACTGGGCCTCACTTGTTCTCAAGTAAACCAGGTACTAAACGTGCGGTGTATGCAGTTACTGATGCGCTGTGCATGACTTTCCACGCCATCGAGGCAAAAACTGTTGAGGAAGCTGAAGCCGAATTGGTTGAAGCAGAACCTAATAACATGTATAGTCTCGGTAATCAAATTAAACACCAAACATTAGAGGTGCTGCCATGACATTTTGGGTAGCTGGTGCCGTAGTCGGCAGTGCATTAATTGGGGGTAGCGCCGCTAAAAGCGCCGCATCTACGCAATCTGCCGCCGCAGATCGCGCGGCTGAACTTCAATATCAACAGTTCATGCAAACGCGAGAAGACCAAGCGCCTTACCGCGCTGCTGGTGTTAACGCATTAAGTGAATTACAACGCACCGCCGGCAATGTGCCTGGCGCGTTTAAATTTGGCATGAATGATTATCAAGCTGATCCAGGCTATGCGTTTCGATTATCGGAAGGTCAAAAGGCACTTGATCGCAGCGCTGCGGCTCGTGGTGGTTTGATTTCTGGTGGCGCGTTAAAAGCAGCGCAACGCTACGGTCAAGACATGGGTTCGCAAGAATACCAAAGCGCTTACAACCGTGCATTGACTGGATATAACACTGGCGTGGCTAGTGAAAATCAGTTGTATAACCGTCAAGCAGGCTTGGCAGGCATCGGTCAAACTGCTACTAATTTAGTTGGCCAAGCTGGTCAAAACTATGCAACCAATGCTGGCAATATGATTACTGGCGGCGCGGCGGCTAACGCGGCTGGCCAAGTTGGTATGGCCAACGCTGTTACTGGCGGTTTGGGCACATATTTGAACTACAGCCAAGGCAATGCGTTGACTAATGCGTTGCGTGGCGGCGGCTATGGCCGTAGTAGCTATTTAACTGAACCATATTCAGGTTATAACTCATCTATTGGTTTAGGCCCATAAGGAATAAACATGGCACTTGATCCAAACATTGCTCTCGGCGTTAGAGGTATTGAGATTGCAAACCCTTTGGCGCAATACAGCCAAGTTGCGCAGATTCAAAACGCTCAAAATCAAAACGCGTTGGCGCAATTTCAATTAGGCGCAGCTCAACGCACAGAAAAGTCGCAGAACTTGCTGGCAGACGCATACGCGCAATCAACTGATCCAGCCACAGGTAAAATTGACTACAACAAATTGACAAGTCTTGTAGCGGCTGGTGGTGGCGGAACGCAAATACCCGCCATTCAAAAATCACGCCTTGAATACGAAACCGCACAAACAACGCAACAAAAAGCGCAAACGGAATTGTTGGACGCAAGACTAAAGCAATCGCGAGGGTTTCTTGACACATTAGACCCTAACGATCCTACTGCACCTGCGCGCTATATTGCTTGGCATGAGGCCAATCACAAAGACCCAATCATTGGCCCGGCGTTGGCCGCCCGAGGTGTTTCTGTTGACCAATCGCGTCAAAGCATTGAATCTGCAATTGCAAAAGGCCCAGCGGCTTTTGCAAATTTGCTAAACCAGTCTAAGCTAGGTACGGAAAAGTTCATGGAGTTGAACAAACCTACCACACAAGTTGTTGACCAAAGCGGCCAACGTCAAGTTCTTCAAATACCGGGCCTTGGTGGAACGCCTACGTCTGTGGGAACTTACTCAGATGTTCCATTGCCTGCCAATGTGCAAGCGCAAAAGATACAAATTGCACAAGCATCTAAGCCAGTTCAAAGCGTTACTATGGTGCAAGAAAAAGCAGAGTCTGCTGATTACGGTAAATTCTTGGTTGATCAATTTAAAAACGTAACAAAAGCATCTGACCTTGCGTTGAAATCAATGCCTGCAATTGAAAGCAATCTAAATATCTTAGATAAAGGTTTTGATACTGGTTTTGGTACTGAAACTAAAGCCGCGGGCGCTAAAGTTCTTGGCGCGTTGGGTGTTAAAGACGCGGAAAAATATGCTACAGATTCGCAGTCTTTCTTGTCCAACGCTAATGCTGCAGTGTTGCAAAAACAGCTTGAGCAAAAAGGCCCTCAGACTGAAGCTGATGCACAGCGCATTACAACGACTGGCGCTCAATTGGGCAATACTAAAGACGCAAATAAATTTGTTCTTAACGTGGCTAAAGCGCAACTTCAACGTGATATTGACCAGCGCAATTTTTACGCTGACTGGCGCAAAGCTAACAGAACGCTTGACGGCGCAGAAGATGCTTGGAACGCAGGGCCCGGTAGCAAATCATTGTTTGAGCGCCCAGAGCTTAAAAAATATACTGCTCCAACTAAAGCAAATGTTAATGCTACTCCAACAGCCGCGCGGCCTCCGTTAGATTCTATTTTTGCACCTAGATAACCGGAGACGTGCATGGCTGACCAATTCCGCGATCAAATTAATACTGCTCGTCGCGCTGGTTACAGCGATGACGAACTTATTGGGTATTTAAAAGACAAAGACCCACGAATTAGCACGGCGCTTGAAAGTGGCTATCAGTCTTCTGAAATTCTTCAATACCTTGCGCCCGTACTTTCAAAAGGCGAAGAAGCCGTACGCAAGACCGGCGTGGCTATTCGCGGGCTTAATGAAGCGTTAGCACCTGCGGCAGCAGGCGCAACTGCTGGTTTTATGATGGGCGGCCCAGTAGGCGCAGGTGTTGGTGCTTTGGCTGGCGGATTAGCCGTACCTGCTACCGATGTATTAGTACAAGGTTACAACAAACTTACAGGTAATAATGTTCGATTGCCTTCGCAAGTTATTTCAGAAATGCTTCCAGGCCCCCGTGCTGAAACTCCCGTTGAGCGCGTAGTACAAGGAAGCGCTGGCGCTTTAGGTGGAACTGGCGGCTCTGTATCTGCTGGCCGATCAATCGCAAATATTGGTAAAACAGGCCAAGGTTTACCTTCATCCGTTGCGCCTGGCACATTAGCTATTGGTCAAGAAGCGGCTCGGCTTCCCGTAAGTCAAATGATCACCGCACCTGTTGCTACTGCCGCAGGCCAGACTGTTACTGAATTAACTGACAATCAATTGGCAGGTTTATTAACCGGCGTTGCTACAGGCACTGTGGCAGGCACGCGGCCAACTAAGCGTGGAACTGTACCAACAGCAGCTGAATTGGCTAGTAAATCAAAAGCCAACTATGACGTCCTTGAAAAATCAGGTTTTGAATTAGATAACGCTCAATTTAACGCGCACATGGGTGGCATGGCGGCAAAACTTCGCGCGTCTGCTGGATATGACCCACGCATCATGCCAAATGTTGAAGTAGCACTTAGCAACTTAACATCGGGCAACGCAAAGAATGTTGGTGAATTAGACACGCTTAGGACAATTATTGGCAACGCCGCAAAAAGTGGAAGCGCGCCAGAGCGAAATGCGGCTAAACAATTATTAGATGAGTTTGACACTTATGTAACCAGCGCCCCTCCAAGCGCGGTTGTTGCGGGCGACACTAGCGCAATGAAGGCTTGGAAAGACGCGCGCGCTGATTACGCCAAAATGAAAAAAAGTGAGTTAATCACTGATATCATAGAAAACGCTGAGATTGCCAAAGGTACTAAAGAAGGCAGCATTGCATCTCAATTGATTGCATTAGCAAAGAACGATAAAAAGATGCGTTTCTTTACCGCAGAAGAACAAGATGCAATTCGTGAAGCGGCAAAGGGTGGCAAAATACAATCATTATTAAATGTAGTGGGTAAGTTTTCACCTTCTACGCCCGCCGCTGCCATTTTTACCGCTGTCAACCCATTAGGCGTATATACAGCCGCTGCGGGTATGGCGTCTAAATCATTAGCGGATCAAAGACGTATTCAACAAGCTAACGCACTTGCCAACCGTATGCGGCTTGGTGAAACACCGCCAGTTCTTGAAAGCGTATTAGCAAACCAACCTGTATTTTTCTCACGCGGCGCTCAAAATATGCTCGGCCCCGTGCAACAAAACCAAAACGCGCTTATTCCATCTACCGATGTTGGAACAATAACAGTTCGTTAATTTAATAGGCATGGCACAATAATGGACACTCAAGTTTTATTCAACATCGCGGTCAGCTTGGCTGGCTTCTTGGGTGGCTGGGTGTTGAACAACATCTACCGATCACTTGAGCGTTTAGATTCTGACGTTCGGGCCATGCCTTTTAACTATGTTAGCCGTGACGACTACCGCGCTGACATGCGTGAAGTTAAAGATATGTTAGCCAAGATTTTTGACAAGTTAGATAACAAGGTTGACAAATGAATGCGCTGGTTTTGGTTACTGCTCATATCATTGGTTTTTTGGGCAAATGCCAAAGCACCTTGCATAGTTACAGACTTTTACGGGCTGAGTTGGCTGGGAAACCCCTCAGAGCGTCACCAGAGATTGTCGGAATGGCTCACCACGAATGGTGATAACTGTACGTCTGAACAGTTAGTTGGCATTTGGAACAATTTGGCCGTATGGGCGGGGACTGCGGATAGTGCAGAGTTGAGGGCCAAGATTCTTTTTTACTACGCACGGGCTGTAGATCGGGAAAAGAAATGAAAGTCAGTTTTGATAAATGGTACCCGATAGTCTATCCGCTGGCTTCAACGCAGGCCGAAGTGTTTGTTAAAAGAATAGAAAAGCAAGACGCCGAGCGGGCTTTGCAAGTGCAGATTGACCATACGGTGAAGAAGTTTCACCAGTATGAATATGAAATTTATGAGTACCGGATGCGCCAGGTAACGCTAAACATTCAGATTGCAAATTTAAAACGTGATATTGATCAACTTGTGTAAGGACAAAATGGAAGATTTAAGAGGAAAACTTACATTTGCAGTGACTCTTATGGTCAGCGCGACGCTCTGCATTTGCATCTTAGGTATGGTGGGAGCTTTCATACTTGGCTTGTGGGCTAAAGAAGTTGACAACGCCGAGATTTTTGCTTTGCTTAGCCCAGCTTTTCAAACCATCATCGGTGGATTTATTGGACTGTTAGCTGGCGTAAAACTATCACACGACGAGGTTACAAATGTTCGGACTTGACGCACTCTTAGGCATCGGCGGTAAACTTATTGATAAGCTGATCCCCGACCCAGAACAAAAAGCCAAAGCCCAATTTGAGTTGGCCAAGATGGCGCAAGATGGCGAGTTGGCAAAGATGGCTAACGAGACTGAGCTGTACAAGACTGAGCAAAACAACCTTACACAGCGCGTTCAGGCAGACATGGCATCTGACTCTTGGTTATCCAAGAACATACGCCCCATGACGCTGATCTTCTTGCTGGTGGCCTATTCTGGCTTTGCCATCGCCTCAATCTTTGAATACGAAACCCGTGGTGCATACGTTGAGCTGCTAGGCCAGTGGGGTATGTTGGTCATGTCTTTCTACTTTGGTGGCAGGACGCTTGAAAAAATTACCGATAGGGTAAAAAAGTGAAGTTAACTGAACATTTTTCCCTTGAGGAACTAACCCACACCGACCACCGTGAGTATGATAATACGCCAAATGATGCGGAACTGGAAAACCTCAAACGCCTTGCGGAGTTTCTTGAGAAAGTCAAAGCTGCCTTGGGCGA